TGCTCTAACGCCTCTAACTTGTTTTCTGTATCGGCCATTTGAGAAATCTCCTTTTTTAAAAATAACTAGTTATTTTTCTCTTATTAGTAGATATTTATAAGATTAAAGTTTTTCAAGAAAATTCGCAAACACAGCCGCCTTAGATTCTGCTAATTTGATTGATTTTGCTTTCTGAATGTACTTCTTATACTCTTCAATATCTTGTGCTTTTATTACTCCATTGTCCCAAATCCACTCTTTACTCTCCATAATGCCTTCAACGAAAGCGTCTGGAGCAGAGGGGTCTGCTACAATGTCAGCGGCTGTAGCCAAGTAGAAGTCTTTACCTACATAGTTACTACCGTTCTTTTGAACCAAAGAACCCATACCTCTTGAAGATACTCCTAGTTGAGCGCCTTCATCTATAAGACCTTTTACAATCTTACCGTATGGTGTGTCCATGATTTTTGCTTCACCGATAAAATTTTTGCCTTCGGGTGTTAAAGAAGTTATCATGTGTGATACTCTCTCTAAATTAACTGTAGGTCCATCTGGATGGCCTAGTTCACCGAACGCTCTCTTTTTATCAACGAATTCTTTTGTGTATCTGTCTACCTCTTTAGCCAAGATATCATTTTCATAGATTCTTCCGTTTCTATTTTTGATATCAGACTGTAGAAAAATACCACGAATTTTGTGTGATTTTTTACCATTGGTTTCTTCAACCAAATACTCTGCGTTTTGAATTTCTTCCGAAATTAGTTTCATATGTTCTCTCTCTGTACTAACTATTTATAAGGTTTTTTACCTAAACTCTATAATAATAGTATAATTGTCTCCCAAAGCAAAGTTTTTAGTCGATAATAGTATGTCACCAGTAGGTGTGGTAGCATTATTGACTATCTCATTACCAGCTGTTCTTAAATCAAAATAACCATTACCACTCAACAACATGGCAGTAGCATTAGTATCTCCGTCCCATATAATCTCTACTGCTGATTTTGTATTAGCAGTATTGATAGAGTACCATACTCTTGCAATCTTTCTATTACCGTCTTCGGACATAAATGTGACTTCCGAAGCGTCAATTTTCTTAACTTGTGTTTCGCCTGTACCATCTGAAAAGTTTGTGAGTTTAGAAACAAACTTAACACCAGAGGTATCAGCTATTGTTTGTGTTGTTACTACATCAGCCATTACTAAATCCTTTTTCTTTATGACACTCTAATAACAAACTAAACTTATCTACATTGCCGTCTGTTGTCACTTGAATGTCGCCTGTTCCTTTTATTTTTTCTTCTACAGGTTTTAGACCGTAATTGTCTATGCCTGTCATTGTTAAACTTTTATCATCAAATTGCAATGTTACCGTGCCTGTGCCTTCTACTTCATAATATGCATTTGCAATTGATAATTCTGATTCGTTTGTAGAACCTTTTAAAGTATCTAACTCTACTAATTTTTCATTTTCGTTTCTGGCACCAGTAACTTTATTGATTACTTTGAAACCGTCATCTACTAATTGTGTACTATTGATTGTCATAATAAGTCTTCGATAATTCGCCTCGTTCTACAGTAGTACCTTTTTTTCTAGTTCTAGCATAAACCTTTACAGTACCACCACCTGGTTTTGTATAAGTTCTTACACCACCAGAAAAGGCTGAGTTTGCACCTGCGCCTGAATCTGAATATGTGTTGGCCGCTGTAGCAGTATTTTCATATTGCCAAACGCTACTTGAACCTGGTACATCTACCCACGCCATATTTAAACTCCTAATTCCATGTCCATGTAATCATAGACAACATTTGTTTGTACATTGTGTTTAAGAGCAACCTTATCTACAGTTGCCTCAACTTCTTTTACAACATCAACATTATCATAATCTACTTGATTAAAGAAGTCATTTACCACCTCTTTGTGTTTAGGTGGTAATTGACTAAAAGTTTCTGTGTCAACTACATTTTGTTTAAGTAGCTGGTTGACTTTCATCATTTGCCGGTGCCTCTGCTGGTACTTCACTTTCAGGTGTTGGTTGCTCGTTACCATTTGGTTCAAAAGCAATTTCATTCCCTTGTGTGTCCATCATTGTTTGAGTTTCAGGTGCTGGGTCAGTAACAACCGGTTTAGGGTCACTAAATGGTTGTGCTTGGTCTTGTCCAGGTGTATCAGTAAAGATTTTACCTGCAATATCAACTCTAGCCTGGTCCAAACTATCTGCAACTTTAGCTCTTAATGCGTCTTTAAAAGCTTCGCCTGCGTCTGCATTGTTACCATTTGACAAATTGTCAACAAAGTTCTTAATGTGTTCACTCATTTTTTATCTCCTATAAGTTTCCACCACCACCTGGAATATCTTCCGTAGGTGCTGATATAATGCCGTCATCAATTTCTTTTTTGATTTGAGTATCAATGTCTTCAATATCTCTATCAGATTGTTTAAGAATATGTTTTCTTACATACTCAACTGAATAATATTTACCAACATAATCTCTCACTTCGTTTGCTATTCTTATTCTTTCTAAAAGCATTTCACTATCTTTTAGTTCAGCAAAGTGTCCATCTTGCAAAAAGTCATACTGTACATTATCTCTTAATAAATGCCAGTCTTCTTCCGTGATAACAGCTTTAAGTATTAGTTGTGTTTTTAATACATCATTAAATAATTCAGTAAACTTTTTTCTCAACCTTTGTACAAACTTTGTAAATTTAAGTTCATCTCTGGTAATCTCGGTACTTCTACCAAGATTGAAACCTTGACTTGCTTCTAATCTACTCGCTGGTACATTCAATGAACGATATAGTTTACTTCTAAAGTATTCAATATCAGTAATTTCTCCAAGATTTTGTCCGCCTGGTAATGTACTAATATCTGTACCTCTACCACCTTCTCTACTTGGTAACCAAAAGTCTTCTAACATAGACATGTAGTTTCTGTCATCTCTGATTTCACCTGTTGAAGCGTCATAGACAAGTTTGTTTCTATATCTTGCCATAACATCTCTTAGGTATTGTTCAGCTTTTACTTTTGGTAAATTACCTACATCAATTTTGAATATTCTTCTTTCAGGCGCTCTTGCGATTCTGTAAATAACAGTTGCGTCTTCAATCATTCTTAATTGATTAACTGGTTTGATTGCTTTGTGTAAATATGATAACACCATATTTTTATTCTGGTCAATCATTCCAGATGGTACAAATGCGATTGTGTCTGGTGCAATTTTAATACCACCAGATGTTGTACCTGCAATTCCTTTTTCGTTAAATAAGTAATACTCTTCAAACTCATCAACGATAGTTAAACCGTGAGGTGTAGGACCGTCAGGTCTCTTCTTTCTTACTTCTCTAACTTTTTTAATTTTTCTAGGGTCAATGTATCTTAACTCTGTGATACCTGTTCTAGGCGATTCTCTGTCTATTACTTTATGGTAATAAACTCTGCCATCAACATACCATCTTCTAAATATGTCGTGACCTTTTGTATTAAAGTTCATTAACCTTAATATTTCTTGGAACTCATCTTCTATCTTTCGTCTAACTTCTTTACCAAAAGGTACATCATCCAATTGTAGTCGAATAGCATCCTTTAACTCGTTAGCCACAACTGCTTCATTGACAATATCCTCAATTGCCATGTCACACTCGGGGTGTAATGCTATTTCTCTATATCTTCGGATTAAGTCCTGCTCTGTTTTAGCAGTACCTTCCATGTCAAGGTACTGACCAAAATATCCACCGGCGGCGATGGTTTGTGTACCATCATCCGCCTGTGGTTGTGTAAAGCTTTGTTTTGGATCCGTCGTCTTCTTTTGACGAGTGATAGAAAATCCAAATAATTCAGCCATAATATTATCCCTTTACTTTTCTACTATTTATATGTTAAGTAGTAGTGTTACTTTCAAAGTATTGATACGCAAAAGTAACAGCAAATTCTTCAATCGCTGTCGCTTCGTCATATGTCAATTCAATCGGTGCAATAATTGTAGGGAAAACACCTCTTAAAGTGTAACTCTTAATTGTTGCTCCGTTTCTATCCAATTGGTCAAC